GCGGTAGCGTCGAAAAACGATCAGAAAAGTACCTGTCGGTGTCAACACGCTTTGTTTCAGTAGCCTTAGCAGTGTTCTCTTCCTCGGTAGCAGCGGCTGCGATATCTTCCTTAGTCGGATCAGGCACAAATGTTGGTTCATCGCCCGGCCTGGCTCTGCCAAGTCTACGACGACGATCGCGCGCTTTCATGGCACCAATAGGTGTAAGAGGGTCGTCCAGTGGATCTTCCCAATGTCCTGCAACCGCGTCCGCATTTTGCGCAGCGGCAGCGTATCTCCGTAGGCTCGGAGCCATTCGCTGGGCGAATCGCTGTTGCTGCTCAAGTAGAGCAAAGTTGTACTTACGCTCTCGCTCTTGCGCCTGTCCGCGTCCAGCGGTGTAGGCTGCCATTCCGGCAGGCCCTCCATAGTGATGTTGCACTCTAATGGCCATTGTCGTGGGCCTTTCCTATTCTGTTTAATCGCTGTTGACGTTTAGGACAGTCACACTTTCGTTTCAGTCCCAGCGCCCCCTTAGCCTTGACGTATCGCTGTTCAGTGATCCCCATCTTGGCCAAGGTAGCCGCCACGCGGTCGCCCAGGCCGGGCGGGTTGCAGTATTGGACGTAGCCGCAGGAGCAGTGGACAGGAAGCAGTGGAACAGACGCTGTCAATTCACATACAGGGCATTCCCACAAAATAGCCATATCAATTCACTTGCACCGATACCGTGCGAAAATCACAGGCGCCATCAACCCCAGGTGCAGGAACAAATGTCTGCGTGGATTGACACACCAACGGAGTTGCTGTGGGTATGAGCCACGAGACACTGGTCGGATAACTGTATTCGAACAGACTGATACTCCAGTAATAATCGGTCGTCACCCCGAAGGCCAACGTCCAATCGAGCGTACCGGAATTGCAGGATGTCTGAAAAGTCGTTTGCCACAGGCAAGCGGCGATCTGCGATAGTACATACGTACCGGACATTTCATCACATCCACTCGAACAGGAAAACGCGGTAGGACTGCTTAGGAATGTGATCGACACGGTCGGCGTTGTGTCGCCCGTGCAATACGCGCAAGGAGTTCCAGTTTCTCCACAACATAGGCAGCCTGGATTATTCTTCTTTAGCCCCATCAGGCACCGTCGCAATCCTCAAAGTCACATATCCACTTTCCTTTGCACCTCTTGCATTGGATGTACTTATCAGCACCGACAGCCGAAGAAGATAGGTTATACACCGTAATGACGATAGTCTCTTCTGCACTATCCAGTACCGCCTCCAGTTCCCCATCAGAGTTTATCTGGTATACATCACAGTCTGCGGTTCCTGGTACTCCCGCAGCAATCTCTGGGATTCCACCAGCGGGAGCCTTAGCGATGTGCGCCATAGCCATATCAGTTCCAGCCAACATCCAACTGATGAATACGTCGTCCTCTGTTTTTAGAAAGACGATTTCTTCCTCCAAATCAGCGGGATGCCCAACAGTCGTTTCCGCCTTGCCTGGATTCTGCCCCAGACGACTCAATGGAAGAAAGGCAATGTGTACCTCTCCCTTGGCGTAGACTTCCGTTTCCCGCAGCCCATACGGCTTGGCCACTGCGATACCAGGTTTGTCTGGATTATCCTCCTCGTAATCGACAAACGCACGCAGGCGTGGATCGTACCCGCGACAAAGGACGTAATTCTCCTTGTCGTCCGTCGCGGCAATCTGCATCAGTGCGCAATAGGGAAACTGCCCCGGCGCATGCATCGGTGCCCTATCCACAAATGCGTGGAGGTGTGGATCATACCCGCGACGGATGACGTAATTCTCCGCGGTAGTGTTACGCTTGGGAATGGCCACGGAATACCTCTCGCATTAGCGAACATCACACAAGAGCTTTACTGCTCCAATACAAGGAATCATCACTCCCAAATTGCCAGCATCTTCCCCGTATACCTTAATTCGCACGTCCAGTAAATCGCCAGCAGTCAGGGCAGTTGGCGTGATGGTAAAGTCGATGTCCGCCATTACCAAGGAGTCGATGCTTTGTGCTGCACCGGCGTACAGGTCCGCACTGATTCCGGCCTCCTCGTCGGTTTCAAAGCATTCCACATCCAACGTACATGAGGCATCCGCCTCTGTCGTCAAAATGCCAGCATGGAACCTGAGTGTGACGGACTGCCCAGCCTCATATTCCCACGGCAACGGAATCTGCGCTCTGGCATACGCAGTAGTGTTGCCGCCGCCAAAGTCTACTCCTTGAATGGTAGGAGACGCGGTCGCAAACGTGCCACCTATCAGCGCCAAGTCGTCAGTGGCGGCTGTGCCGGGTAGATTCGTTTGCAGCGCATCATGCACACGCCACAGCGTCCACGGAACCGTAAACGCCTGTAATTCCGCCTGCGCGAGAATGCTGGCACGAGCGATGGCGGGCGTAATGCTGCCATTTACGCGAATGTTCCCCGGTACAATCAAGTCGCCGGGAAGGGTGGTAGGATTTGCCATGTAACTACTCCTTATCAGGTAACAGTAAACACATCAGTCAATGAACGTACAATCAGGGTGTCAACCAGCCTCCTCCCTCGCCGCCAAGTGCGGATGTGATCTGTGCCAGATCGTTGAACTGAGGCCCGATGTCCTCGCGTCGTTCCGCGAATCCGTACAAACCTACCAGCAGATTGTTGTGTTCCGACAGCATGTACGCCATCAGTTTCATGTTGTCGGTGTGCGTTCCACGCAATCCTTCCAGTCGAGTGGTGAATTCGTTCATTTTCTCGACGATGGCGCGGTGTCGATGTTCGGCCAGTGTACTCGCATTCTGCATGGTCAACGCGGAATAGCGTTCCTTTCCGCTGAGGATTCCGTTGACGGCTTCCTGCAACTGGCTGAGCAACTGATCACGCTCGCCCATGGCCACGCGGGAAACGTCCTGCTGTGCGGAATGCTGCTTATCGAGTCCAGCGAGATTCTGCACTTCGATTTGCTGAATCTGTTCCAGTAAACGGTCCCGCTGCCCAGCCTGCCACTGCGTAACAGCCTGTTCGAGCTGCTGGAGCCGTGCTGCTTCTTCAATCAATCGTTGGCGAATTGTCTGGCCTGCTTCGTAGAGGCTACTTTGCACTTCGAGGTTCAGACGGGTATTCGCATCACGCAGTGAATAAAGTGCCGTGGTGGCACTGAGTGTGCGATCTCTGACGGATTGCAGTAGTTGGTAGAGATTCGTAATCTGTGTCGCCTGATACCGATAGACCTCCTGTTTCACGGCGTGCAGTCTGTCCGTACCGGCCATCGTTCTGTCACGCGCACTTTGCTGTAACTGAAAGCGGTTCGTAATCTCGTTTACATGGCGGCTGTTGATGTCCTGCGTGATTCCATGCAAGCGGTCGCGGGCCTGCATCGTGCGGTCTGATATCGACGTGCCCTGTTCGTAGAGACGATGCTCATTCTCCCATTTCTCGCGGGCCAACTGGTCGAGCACTTCCGTCTTGCGTTGATTCCTGTCTCGCGTGTTGCGTGCTGTCACGTCAAGCGCAAGGGTTGAACTATACATCCCGACATCTATCAAATGCTGGAGTTGCGTGGACAGGGAGGCGTTGAATTCCTCGTCGATCTTGGCGAGTGCTGCCGCCCCCAGCCCTTCCAGCAGGTTTGTGGCGGAAATTACGTGATCGACATAGTTCGGATCGAGTTTGGCGATCTCGGCGTTATACAGTGCCGTGTGTGTCGTCAGATCCGTGTCAGAGGTAGTCCGCAACGCATTTAGTTCTGCGGCGACGGTGTTGTAATCAGTGACCAGCAGATTCAGTGTCGTTTCGTAATCAGTGGCATAGGTATTGAGCGCCGTGGAGCCGGATGTGAGCAAGGCGGTAATTTCGGTATCCACTGCCGAGTAGTCGGTTTCCAGTTCCGCCAGAATTGCATCCACCTCGCCAGTAAGTCCAGCCAAATCGCCGGTAGCGGTCGATAGCAACCCTTCCAATTCCGCGACGTGTGCGGTATAGGCTGTGGAAAACGCTGTCAGTTGTGGTGCCTGCGTGGCTGCAAACGTCGCCAGATCCGTATCAGAGGCGGTCAGCAGCGCCGTCATGTTGGCTAAGTGGGCAGTGTAATTCGTATCCAACTCAGCCAATTTGTTCGAGAAGTTCGAGAGGAACGTCGTTAGGTAGTTCGACTGATTCGACAGGAGCGTGTTGACCGTGACAGCGTTCGCGTTCGCATTGGTTTCCAGATCGTCGAGTTTGGCATTCAGTTCAGTCAGCGCATCGGTTGCAACGGAAGCGTCAAGTACCAACTGGCTCTGGTTCGAGTCGATCAGAGCGTCCACCTCGTCCATGTAGGTGTCAAGATTACCCAGGAATAACGACACATGCGCATTCTGTTCCGCGACATGCTCGTCAAAGTAGTCATCCGTGTTGCTGATCAATGCCGTCCAGCTATCCACTACCTCGTTGTATCGTTCCTGATTGGCGAAGCGGGCATCGTTGTACGCCACGGTGTAAGCATTCAGCAGACTCTGCAAGACGTAAAGGTTGTTAATCGCTTCCCGCGTCATCGCGTAGTACGGTGTAGGAGGATTTCTAGCTTCATCGTAGGTAACGGCGGTAATTTGCCATCCCTGTGAAAGTAGCCATCCTACGGAATCAGGGGGAATCTGAGTGATCCACTGTGTCGTCCACCAACTGGAGGCCCACGGCGTGGCAATGTCTGGAAAATTGAAATTCTCAATGCCAGGAATTTGTTCAGTGGGTTTGCTGATTTCGCCCATGTTATTTCCTCCAGCTTCCGCCAGGTTCCAAGCCGAGCGTCATGCCTTCATAAGCCCACGTTCCCTCGCTGCTCAGCCAGATGACAGCCCACATAGCTTCAACTCGCGGGCGAAATGTTTGCGATCTGCCTGCCGCAAAGGAACCACTGCCACGGACATAGCTCGAATAATCCGTACCCGCCACGGCTGCGGTAATCGCCAGTTTCCCATTAACAGCAGCCTCTTCCGCAGTGGTGCCAGGCACAATGCGCCAATTCACCGTGGCACTGCTTTGTGCGATGATTCCGTGCAGCGTTTGAATCAGCCCGAGCGTGTCCGTACTTCCAAGCTTAATCGGCCCGATGAGAATGTGCGAGTCCGTTTCATTCGTATCAAATGGCCAGAACTGGTCGCGGGCCGTGTCGTAAAACCAGGACGGGCTACTGCTGAGATGAATGTAAACCCCGCGATCAGCGTGTCGATAGGATAAGACGCAATCATCGTCGCTAATGTCAATCAATTCGTCTGGAATGCTGTCTTCTGATACGGCACGCAGGTTACTGCCATCGGCTCCTACGGAATACAGGCCACGCGATGACAGAAAATAGCAGGAGTCATTCGCAAAACACCACGCCGCTTCTGCGATAAGCCCTACTTCATCGGACACGCTGCGCAGCGTACCGTTGGTGGGCTCTCCATGCAGCACCCATGTCTCATCGGCAGTCCAGCACAGCATGTGTGCATCTTCAAAGGGCGCGATGGAAACGACAGTTGAACCAGTCTCGCCAGCTTCAGACAGTTGCAAGATGGTCGGTCTGGCAGTATCAGAAACGTCGGCACTGAAAGTGTAGTCGGTGGCAACTCCTCGGCGGCTGAACCTAATGGCATTCGCACTCAGTTCGATGGTGCGATGCCGATAGGTCTTGTCCATTGTCACAAGGGTTCTGGCATACTCTGTAAACAGCGATGACCCGTCCTCGAACAACAACGCACCGCCATCCTCCAGCAATATGTTTTCCAAGACGAGTGATACTTCACCATTAAACGACCCACCTCGCAGGCGCTTCGTCAGGGTATCTTCCAGCCTGCAATTCAGCCCCCAAGGCGCGGAGTATTCTCTCCGTCCCATAGCACCAGCTCTGTTCCCAGGACGGCGTGACACGCCGCTAGGGAAGTGTAAGTCGATTTGGCGCGCCATATCTGTTCTCTAAATACTCCGCTACGTTGGTGTGGTTTCCATCCTGCAACCATTTACTGAAGTCAGCCTGATATCGAGTGCAGGTGCCACCGGGCCCATTCCTCAGATCAGACATGACTGTCCATGTGCAATCTTGTAAGAGTCGTTCCCATAAGTCATCTCGTGTCAGTGGAGTGTCCACGTATTCTGCATTTCCACGAAACCACTCGCGCACTTCAGGGCATATCCATGATCTTTGGCGGTTGTGATGTAAGTGCCACATTTCATTAGCAGTGCGCGGGATGCGTATAACATCTACATCTAATTCATTCCGCTTTAACACATCGCAAATCACCCCCATTACGTCGTAAACGTCTTGGAATGGCTGCATACCACCGTGATATGGAAACTCCACTGTCTCTAGGAAATCGCGTCTGGCAAAGAATACATCTTCTACCCATCCATTCGCGTAGGGAATAGGTTCATGTTTCCAGTACGCCCACGGTTTCGTGGTTATTCCAGAGATGTCTCCCTTCTCATCAAGCGCCTTGAGTGCCAGTAGAGTGCCATCGAAAGTTCCTCGGTATGCAATATCCTTCTCTGCTCCGAGTCTACGCAGATTACCAAGTGCTATCGTACTTCCATTAGACGCCAACCACTCCTTTGTGTTCTCTACCATACCAGGCAACCACAGAAACTCTGGGTGTGCGAAGGTAACGTATTCCCCGTCGATGCACGACCACACCTTCCGTAGTGTGGATAGGATATCCCAAATGCACGCACCGTTGACATGCGGCTGGGCAGCGTCCACAAACAAAGCGCCGAACCCATGCGCCATCGTCCGCGTGCGCGATGTATCACGTTCCTGTGAGATGACAATTACTTGGAGCCCATTGGCAGCAGCGAGAAACCTCGGGAGATACTCGCGAGGCTTTTCTGTGTCCACAACTAGGACTTGCGTAATCATCATGTCGTCTGGGCACCTACGACAGTCCACGTCGGAGATGCCGCCGTGTTGGTGTTGATGTAGAGCTTTGCATTCGTGGTGTCGATGTAGAGCGTCCCTGGTGACGCAAGGCCGACATGCGTACCAGATGTACCGTCCGTAGGCGCTCCGGCCCCGTACAGAATGCTCGGCATAACCGTAGTGCCAGCGATAGGTACGAAAATGTTTGCCTGTTCCAGTTCATACGCAGCGTTGTGTGAGGACATACGAGAAACCTTTCTGAAAAGATGTTACCACTCGCGAGTTAATTCTCCCAAGCGGGAAAACGCTAGAATACCATCGGAATTTGCTGCCGCATCAATATACAACGTGGTGATGCCTGGGCCGATAATGACGGACTGACCATCCATCAGAGGATATTTGTCGTCCTCTTCAGCCATACTTACTGTGACGCCTGACGCATAGGACAAATAGGCTACCAATGCCGAAGCCGGGTCATCAGTTCCAGTAGCATCCACGCCTGTGTGTCGTACCTGATAGGAAAACCGCTCGTCAAGCGTTACTGTCACTTCGGTAGTGCCATTAAGCGCCACTGTGCCAAAATACTTGGTTACCGCAGCCATTATCAACCTCCCCCTAGATTGTGACGCAACGAAACACTGAATTCTGTTCCGTGCCTAGTGTGTGTGAATCGCCTACCGTCTTCATTAAAGCCAAGCGTCTTAGGACTTAACCGCCGGTCCGCTTCCACGGAAGCGTGCAACCGCTCCAGAAACAGGGCATGTTCCCTTCCGCCCGTATCGTCCTTGTACCTGGATGCTGCCACGTCACGACAGGACTGGAGAATCGTTTCGCTGTGCGCCTGCCCTCCCAAGGGATAGGGGTTGGAATCGGACAGTGGGTCCACCTTGGCATCGTAGTGGTAGACGATTCCATAGGCCGCGTCGGGAGTGGGAAACAGCATCAGTTCCGTGACTTGCCTGCTGGTCATGCCCACTGTCTTGGGCCGGAGTGCGAACAGATAGGGACGCCCCGAGGCACTGTTGACGGCGCGGTTTCGGTCGATCATGCCTGGTGTGGTTTGTTCGATGATCTGGTGAATGGATTCATCCTCGTCGTACACTAGATCGCCTACCATAGCCCCGAAGGCGGACGGCATGTCGTAGAGGTATGTGTCGGCTACCGTGTCGAACGTGGCTGTGGGACGCAGGAAGCTCCAGCGGTGTGCAACCGTTTCCCCGTTGATGGGGATGGGGTAGATGAATTGCCGATATCCCGCATTGATGACTTCATCCAGCCGGTCACTTTCATCACTCGACCAGTTCCCGCTGGTGCGTGTCCAGCCAAGGTAATCCGCCAGTTGTATCTGGAGGTTGGAATAGGCCAAGTCCAGTCCGTCACTGGAAGACCGGGCTGGCAGATCCACTTCAAAGTGATACGTGGCCCCACTGTAGACGATTTCCACGTAGGCGGTATAGGCAATGTCGATGGTATCGGTGAATGAATACTGGTAGATCCCTGTAGAGCTGTTGGTCATGGCCGTTCCGTCGGCCACCTCCACTGGAGTCGCCGTGCCATCTGTGGCCGCCCCTGCGAAACCACTCCCGTCTACCGTGTTAGTCAGTGCTGCTTCCTGGTACAAAGCAAACGCTGTCGTGCTGTACCCCGTGACCTTGGCGTAGTAGTTCAGGCCCTCCAGGTCGGTCATGCCCACCATGCTAGAGAAGTTGACCAGTTGCCCGTCAGACAAACCATGCACTGCGGAAGTCGTAATGACCACAGGGTTGTCCACGGTGCCACCGCTGACCGTCGACGCTGACAAGTCGTTGCGTTTCACCCCGTAGGTGCCAGTGGGATCGGACAGTTTGGCGGTGGTGACGTTGGTTAATACGTCGTCCACCTTCCACGTCTTGGTGATTGTCCGCACAGCCATGGAAACGTCCTATTCGGTATCAGATTCGATAATGATGGTTTCGGTGGTAATGTCGATGGACGCACCGCCCGTCACCGCATCCAACAACAGATCAAGTCGCCCGCCATCGATCCAGTCGGTATACAAGGTACTGAGGTAGGTGCCGATTATGTATCCCGCTGTGCCCGCACCATAAGCTCCCGGTAGAGCCGTGAGCCAAGGATCTGCGGCGGAACTCAATGCTTCGACTGCTGCCCCATACGTGTTGGCAGATCCGTAACTGGCAGTCAGGGCGTTCCAGACGGCATCGGCAATCACCGCATCGCTCAAGGTATCGGCCAGGCTGAATCCCGTCTTATCGCTCACCGTAACACTGGTGGCCGTGGCCCACGATCCTGATCCATGTGCGGAATTCAGCGCGGTTTGCAGTGCATCCAGCGTTTGCGTCGTGCCAGCCACACCAGCGACCGTGCCGCCGACGTTTCCTGTGACCGATCCGACCGCTCCCGTTACGGAACCGACCGCACCGGTAACGCTGCCTACGCTTCCCGACAGGTTTCCGGTAATGTTGGCTGTCTGGTTGCCAAGTCCTGTGGTGGCTGTGAGCGAATAACCGGTTTTACTGGCTGCCGCAACGACCACGCCATCAGTGCCGGTATCCGCCAGAATAGCCTGAATCTGCGGCTGTGAGGCTGTAATGTAGATTGCTCCGCCTTCCACCGGATCGTGGATAATGGCAGGCGAAAAGGTAATCTGCTTGGTCGCCCCATCGTAGGCGGTAATAGCCCTGGCGACAAACACACCGGCACCTTCGTCCGAGTCCAAAACCACCATCATTCCCGTATAGGCCTCGTTTTGGTCCGATCCGGCTACTAACCGCACCGTAGTTGTGGACCGACCGGCAGCGGCAATAGTCGTCTGGCCAAGGACTAAAGCGGCCTTGATCGAATCCACCTCGGTGTCAATATCCACAAGCTGGGTATTAAGGTTAGCCGACGTTAGCCCCAGCCATGACCGAACTTCAGCATCCACATCCGCGTTAAACGTCGCCGCATCAATGGCCGCATCCGCAATAGCCGCCGCATTGATCGCCCCGGCCGCGAAACTGGCTGTCGTGATACCGCCTGTTTCCACCCTGCCGCTGGACTGCACGTATTGAGAAGTCAGTGCTAGGGGTGCACCGCCCAGCCATTTACCGAGGTCGATACGACCGTTTACGTCAATGGCGAACGCGTCGAAATTCGCCGGGAGATTCGCCACGTCGTTGCCGTTCCACTGTTCGACATTGGTTTCTGTCTGCCATTTGTCGCGGGTGGTGTTGTAGTTGGTGGCGAAGTCGGTCTCGAATACGATCTCCATGTTTCCAGCCAGTGACGCATTGGTAATGGCACCATTGGCGAGTGTCGCCGTTACGCTAGTCACATTCCAGTGATCATCCCCGATGGCGTCGTCTGCTATCTTGGCGGAAGTGATGGCGTCGGCGGCGATGGCATCAGCGGTAATCGCACCACTGGCAATCGAGGCCACGGAGGTAGTTCCTGGTGTTGCGGATGCTGTCGTTACCACCGTCACGCACGCAGACGTGCAGGACGCCTTGTACACGAGCACCATGAACGACGTGTAATTCGTCTCCGCCTGTGATGGTATGTAGTGCCAAATGCCACTGGTCGTGTCACACGCTAATGTACCTCCGCCAGCACCAGCAGCACCGCCTTGCGGCATGACGCGGACGAGTGCATCGGCAGTCTGAATCGTACCATCCGCAATCAGGTAGATCGCACCGACTGCGATCCGTTCAGGAGAAGCGTTATTGATTGGATACATCTACAGTGCTCCTCCACCGATGACTTGTGAATTGTGTTGTCGTGCCCAGAGCCAGGTTGATGCGGTAGGCGCGCCCCCGCTCGTGACCGGCCACCACTTGCGCACCGGGGGCAGAATCAGGCCGCTGAGCATCACGTTTGAGGGGTCGGCAAGTTGCTGGATTTCACAGAGAGACAGGCATCGCTTCCAAATCATTGGATCACCGATGATTCCATTCATCGGATATGTCAGGGACGGTGCATATCCAATCGCTATAGTCGATGACAATGCAGACTGACTGGCCCCGTCGCCTCCACCATCACTGGTAACATCGATTCCGTTGCGGAAAATAAAGACTGAAAATCCGGTGTTGCCGACAATGGCACAAATATGATACAGAGTAGCAGTAGTCCATCCCACCGAATCTGTAACTTGTCCGCAAAGCATCCTTACGCCTTGTCCACTGTTGCGATAATACAGGCCCCAGGTTGTGGCATTCGTTGTCCCAAATAGTCCCTGAACGGCAGTCGAATTAAACTTTGCCCAACACGATAGCGTATAAGTCCCCACAATCTCAGAATGCACAAGTGGAGTCGTAATGTACTGTGTACTTGTATTCAGAAAATCGCACGCCAAGCGTCCCAGTTCTGGCACCCACACCCAGTCCGTCGCCGGGTCCATATTCGTCAGCGTACCCGTATTCCCATACAGCGACGAATCATGATACCGCGTACTGCCCGCATGCGCGCCCAGCCCGGCGAACATGAGGTCCTTGGCCAGCGGCGCGTTAATGTTGATGCGAAAGTGTTGTGGGCGCTGAAGCATTACTGCAATTCCAGACAGTACCGATAAATTGCCAACGTGCTGCCATCCGTGTTCGGAATCGCCTGCGACGTGCTGTTGACGATGACGACCCGGAAGTCGTGCGGGCCAAGCGGCACGCCCAGTAGTTGCACGTACTGATCCTCATCCGCTGCGTTGATCGGAAAGATGCCGACCAGTGTGTTGGCGCTCAGATGTGCCGCCGTCACGTTTGCCACGTCACCATCCTCGCCGTCACCGTATATGGTGGTGAATTCATAGATGATGTGTAGCGCGAAATACCCACCGGCTGCGGGTGCTGCTGCAAAGTCGTGAACGTACAGCAGGAAGTCTGCGTGTGTGTATAGGTCGGTGCCGTTCGCCACGTCCGCCGCACAGGTGGCCACAGCGGCGGCAGCAAGGTTTTTCAGCACGCCATCGGCTGCGATCAGGGCCTCCGCACTCGGGCGTGCATTCCAGATCATTGTATTGGCCATGTCTCACCTCTCAGCCCGTCGCAAACGTGTTGATCTGACTATTTACGATGAATTCCACGTCGTTATCCGTTGCCGCATCTCCGACCGTCTGCAACGTGGCATTGCTGGCAATCGCATACCGCAAGTGCTGCATGGCGCTGGCTTCCACTTCGGAAACGGTGCCATTGAGTATGGTTCCTGCCCACGTAACCCGGTTGGCATGATTCGACGTGCCAGGGTCTTCGTTGCTGATCGCATACGCAGCCTTCAGACAGGCAGCGATGAATTTTGCCTTGAGTAAGCCAGACTGACCGGCCCAACAGTTGTAAATATCAACCAGTGCCATATCTCATTCCCCTTTCATCCGCAGTTCAGTTTTCGCCCGCTGTAACTCCACCAGTTCCCGTCGAATAGCCTCCAGCTCCTCCAGCCCGATTTGACAGTAGCACCCGCTCACCGCTGCGGCGATAAGGTCGTCCAGAATACGCAGGGCGGTGCGGTCGGGTAGCATGGAATCGGTTCCTTATGACCAGGCATCAGCTATGTCGCAGTCATATCAATCGTGAATACTGCACCAGCGGCATTCTTGTAGCACAGAGCTGTTTGATCTGTGCTGTAATAGATTGAATTCTTAGGAGACGAGGCGTCAGAACTCACCGCAATGATATCGGGATCAGTATTGACCACCGTTGCCGACGGACCTGGATCAATATAGTCTACGGGCGCTATTGCCGGTGCATCAATCATCTCTACCTTAATATTTTGGTGTGTCGTGCTATCATCGGCACAGAGGATAATTG